CTACCTAAATCCACAATCGACGCAACCTGCTCTCCGTGGGTTCATCGAAGAGTTCTCGAACAACTGTCGTTTCATTATGACATGCAACTTCGAGAATAAAATCATAGCTCCTCTACATTCAAGGTGTTCCAAATACGCCTTCAACTTCGATAAGAAAACTATGACCTCTCTATGTGGTGGGTTCATGCAGCGTCTCCAAGGAATCTTGCAAGAAGAGGGAGTGGAGTTCGACAACAATGTGGTGGCGAATGTCATCATGAAACATGCACCAGATTGGAGACGTGTGCTGAATGAGAGTCAGAAGGGTTCTATGTCTGGTACTCTTAATGTCCCCAATAGTGTGAGTGCGGATATCTCTGACACTTATACACAATTATTCAGCGCAATTCGTGACAAGAACTTTAAGAAGATGCGGTCATGGGTCGTCAATAATATTGACGTTGAACCGGCAACAATCTTCCGTGGTGTTTATGATAAGATGTACGACTTTGTTGCACCAAATAGTATTCCCCAGCTGGTTCTTATCCTTGCGGATTACCAGTACAAGAATGCGTTTGTTGCAGACCACGAACTTAATCTCGTGGCGTGTATGACGGAAGTTATGGCCAACGTGGAGATAAAGGCGTGAGTCCATTCGACTTCCTAAAGAGCATAAATGATACTAAGATAAATCTAATTGACCAAGACGAGGAAAACACCAAATACTACAATGGGTTTGTCGTCAATCGTTCATTATCATATTTTCCGGATACGGTATTTTTGTCTAACGAAATGAATAGATTACATCACTTAGATTACAAGATGCAATACGATTTTCTTATAAATATTGTACGTAAGAAGAAGCGATTCTCTAAATGGGATAAACCTGACGAAAGAGCAGACTTAGAATGTATCAAAAAATATTTTGGGTACAGTGAAACTAAGGCGAAACAAGTTATCGGGCTCTTAACGGAATCACAAATAAAAACTATCAAAAAGAAGGTGTCCACAGGTGGAAGAGAATAATCTCGTTCAATGGAATTCTGACATGATGTTAGAGATAACCCTGTCAGAACCCGATGACTTTTTAAAAGTCAGAGAAACATTAACGCGTATTGGTGTTGCTTCGCGTAGAGACAACACTTTATATCAGTCATGCCATATCTTGCATAAGCAGGGTAGGTACTTTATCGTCCATTTCAAGGAGTTGTTCTTACTGGACGGAAAGAAATCTAATTTAGAAACGTCTGATATGGAAAGACGTAATACTATTGCCACGTTACTTGCAGACTGGGGCCTAGTCGCAATAGTAAATAAAGAAGTCGCAAAAGAATGTGCGCCGATGAGACAAATTAAAATTATCTCATATAAAGATAAGTCCGAATGGACATTACAACCAAAATATAACATTGGGAATAGCTAATGTCAGATAATTATTATGGTATATTTGAGGACCGCGAAGAAAACATTCGCACCAAGACTCCGTTCGTAGGCAAACTGCCGTTTGATATGGGGGAGACATATAACTGGAACGAGTTCATGAAGATGATGGACTCGCATCCAGATAACCTATACGACAGAAATTCAGATAAAATGCGTATCGGTTTAAACAACTTTCATACTCGCGGTAGCGCACCAGACTTCGCGAGGAACATCTATGCAGAGATGCAAGACGTATTCACCCTTCATGCACCAAAAATAACTAACATTGCCTTTAGTGGATTTGGTCGTGCAAGTGGTTCTTATCCATGGCACAAAGACTCTATGGATGTGTTCTTGGTTCAGGTTATTAGCACTGTCGGTCTAAAGGTAGAAGGCATCAACAATAACGAACCGTTTGACTTTGAGCCAGGTATGTATGTTTACTTGCCGCGCTCAACTCATCATCAAGTAATTCCTCGCGAATCCCGCGTATCTTTCTCTTTTGGAGTGGAGGGTGACCCAGATCCGTCAATGTACTACTAAGGATTAGTAACATGTCTGGCAGAAAGAATAACGTCGTATCTCTTGCTGATATGACTGCGAAAAAATTAGATAAAGAAAAAGAACTAGAATTTTACCGTGACCATTTGAACAATTGTGAGCAGAGGATATCTCTCATACAGATGGACATAAATGTCACGTTAAAAATAATCGACATGATTCAAAATGAGAAGATTGTGTTGGTTGATGCTTCGTTACCGCTCATCAACATAGATGATGACGAAGATAATCTAGAATAGTAACATATTTGTTACTATTATTCTCATAACTTGTATATATAGTACCGGATATGCCGAATGGTCGGGTATCCATAATAAACTTGCTAATATAATTAGGAGTCACAACATGACATTAACAGCAAAACAATTGTTCCCACGTTCAGCATTCGTTGGTTTTGATACCATGATTGATGAATTAGATCGAATCTCACGCAACTCTGGTGATACGTTCCCCCCGCATAACATTCTAAAGACGGGAGAGGATCAATACCTAATCGAGTTAGCCGTCGCCGGCTTCGCCGAAGACGAACTCGAAATCGAAGTAAAGAACCGAACACTGACCATTAGAGGACAGATAAAAGATTCTGATCGAGATTATATCCACAAGGGTATATCAACGAAGAAGTTCGAAAGACAATTCCGCATGTCGGAGTATGTTGAAGTAATGGGAGCTGATTTCAGGAACGGGTTACTTGCCATCCGTCTGGAGGTAATAATCCCTGATTCTCAGCGGCCTCGTAAGGTTGAAATTAACGGTTTAAGTACACTTGAACCACAACTTTTAAACGAGGAGAAAGTAAATGCAACAGATAAAGGAATACATGGCTAGACGTGATAGCGAAGACCTAGAGAGATTTGGTCTGTTCAGCATCAATCTAGTATGTATAACCACTGTACTAGTTTGCATAACATCTATTATGTAAATAAATAAGGGGGACTACCATCCCCCTTTTTTTATGTCTGAAGGAAATTAAAATGGAGCATTACGTCAATCACTATAACGAAAAGGGCTGGGTGCATATACCCAATCTCATAGATAGTGATGTTATAGATGTTGTGAGAACCATTGGTATTTCAATGAGAGAGGAATACTCCAAATATTCCTCATGGAAAGGTATATCATGTGCCGGAAGGTTTAATGAGACTCTTTCTGAAATATACACTTCAAGTGTTATGATGGACTTGAGCAAAAATATATTAGGCGATAGTGTGTATCTGTTCAACGACCAGCTGGTAATGAAATTCCCGAATGACAGTTTAGAATTTAAAGCACATTTTGACAATCAGTTCGGTCCGGACAATAATCGTGGTATTCACACAATTAATGTTTCTTGGGTTCTTGATGATATAACTATAGAGAACGGTTCCTTTGAAATACAAAACCTTGATAATAAAAAGTGGTGCACTCCTGTTTTGAAAATAGGTGATGTTATTGTTATAGGTGGCAATACACTACATAGAAGTTATACTAACACAAGTGATAGTGCACGTGGGTTATATGCGTGTGTATATTCGGATAAACCTATTGAGTTTACTGGTTTTTATAATGAGCCATTTGATTCGACAAACAAGCGAAGTATAGACGTTAAATGAAAGCAATACAGATTGTAATGAAGGGTGATGAACGGTCCGAAGAGTACGCTGCACTCTCCCGTTATTCTTTTCAACGCGCCATCGACGATGGCTATATCGACTCCATCGAAACCTTTGATGCTATAACACCAGACTCCGAAGACTTCCAAGAACATATAGATTCCTATAACTGGTCTAAAAGTCTAATGACATTAGACCTAAACTCCGGTAACAGTAAGGACGACCACTCACCTACAGAGAAAGCAGGGATGTGTTCTCACTGGGAGTTGATGCGCCAACAAGGCCAGTCGGACGAAAAGTTCTGGATTATGGAACATGACACTTGGTTGCTCGAAGAACGCTACGAGGCGTTCAAACTACTCTCTGAGTACGCAGACAATACGCTCTACGCAAACATAGGACTGTTCATGGGAATGTACTGCATGGACAGAGGATTCGCACACTGGGCGCATCACATGATGACTACCAATGAATTTCCTATCAACTGTGGTCCTTACTGTGTTCTCCAACGTCTTTTCAGAACATACACGACAGATTTCCTAGCGCGACCAGATATTAATTATTACGGAATTCGTAATACTGCCTTGCATCCTTGGACAGATTGTGATACAATAGGCGTTGGTCGTGACATTGGAGTTTACTTCAATGAAAGAGATAGACACAAGACTGGTGTTCCAACACCGACTACTCAGGTGATTTCAAAACGTCTTGCGGTAACTCAGGACCATCATGGTTACTCAGATAAGAAGCAAGAAGAACCGTGGACTAGACACAAATTTTTTAAGGTAATTGATTGACAACTCCCTCGTAATTTTGTATAATGGCTGCATGACAAAATTTTACTCTTCTGCTATCCGTATGGGTAGACACATACTTTATCGCGGTTACGAAAATGGCCAACAGGTCAGAAAACGTATTCCGTATCAACCAAAACTATACGTCTCCAGTGAAAACGAGTCGGAGTGGAAAACTCTAGACGGTCTTCCTGTGGCGGAGTGTGTCTTGGACTCTATGTCCGACGCGACAGATTTCCTCAAGAGATACTCTGACGTAGCGAACTTCAAGGTGTACGGTAACAACAATTATGTTGCGCAGTACATCGCTGAGGAATTCCCCAACAAGATATCCTTTGACCGTGACCTCGTGCGCGTGATGAATATCGATATTGAGGTTTACTCTGCTGACGGGTTCCCAGAGCCAGGAGAGGCAGCACATCCTGTCACTTCTATTGCCATACGCAAAAACGACGGTAACTACTGGGTCTGGTCTTGTGGTGACTATGAGGTCACTCGTGAGGATGTGCTCTATATCAAGTGCGACAATGAGATGGACTTGCTTCGAAAGTTTGTTGAACATTGGTCTCACTATTCCCCCGACATTATCACTGGATGGAACACTCGTTTCTTCGATATCCCGTATATTGTCAACCGATGTCACAAACTGTTTGGTGACGACACGTTACTAAAACGTCTCTCCCCGTGGGGTGCTGTGCGGGAACGTAACGTTAATATCCAAGGACGTTCCAATCAAGAGTATATTATTGAGGGTATCGAACACCTTGACTATATCGAAATCTTCAAGAAGTTTACTCTCAACACTCTTGGTCAACAAGAGTCCTATCGTCTTGACCATATCGCTCACGTCGTCCTAGATGAACGTAAACTATCGTATGAGGAACACGGCAACCTTCACTCCCTATACGAGAATGACTTCCAGAAGTTTATTGACTACAATGTCAAGGACGTAGAGTTGGTCCACAAGATTGATGAGAAACTAGACCTCATTACTTTGGTTCTCACTATGGCTTATCGTGGTGGTGTGAATTACGGTGACACTCTGGGGACCACCAATATCTGGGACAGTATCATCTATCGCATGTTGAACAAGATGAAGGTCGTGGTGCCACCCAAGACTGAGAAACCTAAGACCGCATACCCAGGCGGTTATGTGAAAGAACCACAGGTCGGTGCGCATGACTGGGTCACTTCTTTTGACTTGAACTCTCTGTATCCTAATATTATTGTGCAGTACAACATGTCGCCAGAGACTGTGCTAGACGGTTTCACTAACGGTGTCAGCGTCGATAATTATCTCGATGGGTCATACAAGGTCGACCGTCCAAATGTCTCTACTGCGCCTACTGGTGTCTCTTTCTCGCATGACCGTGAGGGTGTTATTCCTACGGTGATTAAACAGTACTATTCTGAACGTCGCGTGATAAAGAGTGAGATGATAAAACTCCAGCAAGAATACCAGAAGAATCCTTCTAACTCTCTTGCCTATCGAATATCCTCTCTCGACAACCAGCAGATGGCCATTAAGATTCTTATGAACTCTCTCTATGGTGCGCTAGGTAATCGATACTTCCGATACTTCGACCAGCGTGTTGCGGAGTCTATTACTCTTGCTGGTCAGTTGGCAATTAAGTGGGCAGAACGTGCGGTCAATGGCGCGATGCAAGATGTTCTCAAAACAGATGAGGACTATGTTGTCGCAATCGATACTGACTCCGTGTATATTCGCATGGGTGAGTTGGTCGAGAAGTTCGCGCCAAACAACCCCGTCAAGTTCCTAGACAAGATTTGCGCAGACCACTTCGAGAAAGTTCTGGCTGAGTCCTATGCGACTATGGCCAAAGTGACTGGCGCCTATGAGAATCGCATGGAGATGGGTCGTGAGGTA